CTCTCTAGCCCACATTTTATTCAACGGCATTACTGCTTAAGGACGTCTCTGATGTCAGAGACGAGGCGACTGTACATGGTCGACGGCGGAATCGTCCGTGAGACGATCTACGACGACGCGGACGGTCGCCTCGTTGTCAAGATGAGCCAGAATCTCGACGAGATCCTGGCCGGCATCGCGCGCGACCAGGACAATATGCGCCGCACCACCATGAAAAAGGTCGCGACGCTGCCGGCGTTCGTCGTCGAGGACCTGACCCATCGCGGCATTTACGACGATCCCGACGCCTTCGACGCCTGGCTGAATTCGAGCGAAGCCGACCCGTGGCGGGTCTGGAAGGGGCGCGTATGACCAACCTCACGCCCAACTTCACGCTCGCCGAGATGACCGACAGTCAGACCGCTGCGCGGATGGGGATCAACAACATCCCGCTCGCCGGGAGTCCGGAGCGCAAGAACCTCCAGCGCACCGCGGAGGTGATGGAGAAGGTCAGGACTCTACTTGGCGACAAGCCGATCCTGATCAGTTCGGGTTATCGCAGCCCACAGGTCAACGCGGCGGTCGGCGGCTCGAAGTCGAGCGCGCACATGAGCGGCCTGGCGGTCGACTTTTCCTGTCCAGGCTTCGGCACGCCGAAGCACATTTGCAAGCATCTGCACGCGCACATGAAGGCGCTCGGGATCGATCAACTGATCCACGAATACGACACTTGGGTGCATCTGGGTTTGAGCGCCGGTGAGCCGCGCTGCATGGCGTTGACCATCGACACCAAGGGTACGCGCACAGGGTTCGCATAAGGGGGATCGGCGTGAGGGATGAGCGACGATGACAAGAGGACATATCGGCAGCTTTTGCTCATCGCTGTGTTCGCGGTCTGCGCCATTCTGTTTCTGTTCACGATCGGCACGCTCTATGCGGAGTGGGCTTGTTTCCAGTTTCATTTTGAAAAGCTCGAGATGCCGGAAGTTTGCGGCAATGGGAGCTTGACGAAGTTCGCGCTTGAGTTTGTCGGCCTTGCGATTGGCGTGATTGCAGCGGTCAAGCTTCTAGGACAGTGACATGAGCCCACTCGGCATCGTTATCGTCGTCATCCTGATCCTGGCGCTTTTCGGCGGCTTGGGCGGTGAGCGCTGGGGCGTGCCCTACGGCTATGGCGCCGGCCACTATGGCGTCGGCGGCGTCGGGCTGATCCTGATCATTGTCGTCGTCCTCTTGCTGATGGGGCGACTGTGAATGGCTGACGGTTACCAAAAAGCGCGGCGCCTTTTCGAGGATGAGCGGGGCGGCATGGCGTTTCGGGAAGTTTTCACGCCGTTGCGTGAGGGGCCGCTGCCGTCGCGCCCGCGCCCGTCCGGAAAGGGCGGCCCTTCAATAAATCAGGTGACTTACCCGCCCTTCTCTGTTGGGGCTGCGGCTCTCTTTTCGATGCGCAAGACCTCGGCGGCTTACGCTGGCAAGTGCGTCAATGTCCGCCGGTCGAGCGATAACGCCACGTCGGACATCGGCTTCGGCTCCAATGGCTGGCTCGACGCCGCCGCTGCGAGAACGTTCGCCGCCGGCTCAACGTTATGGATCGCCAAATGGTACGACCAGAGCGGCAATGGCCGCGACGTCAGCGCGGCGTCGGTAAGCGCCCAGCCGCAACTCAACATCATCAATCGCGTGCCTTACATCGCGTTCGGCGCGAATCAGAATGTGATGTTGCTCCAGACCAGCGCTACAACTGGGGTGACGCTGACCGGCGATCATTCTATCGGCCTCGTCTGCCAATGCTCCAGCGACGTGGGGCAAGTCCCGGTTGCTTGCTCGGATGGCGGCACCGGCTGGGCTTTGTTTTTCAATGGCGTTTCTACTAATTCGCCTGGCTCCGATCCCGGCAAGGTCGCCTATTGGTGCGGCGGTGGGGCGGGCGGCACGGTGATGGACAACACCGGCTTCGTTCCCTATCTGTCGCAGCCGTTCCGCTACATTGTCACTCGCGCCAGCGGCGCGGCCAAGGTCTACCGTAACGGAACCCAAACCGCGACCGGCACGACCGCTAACACTGCCTCGCCGCAACCGCTGTCGATAGGCTCGCTGGTCGGCACGCTGCGATTCAGCGGCTTGATTGGCGAGGTGTTCCTCTACCCTTCGGCGCTGACCCCGGCGCAAATTACCGCCCTCAATGCCAATCAGGCGACGGCTTTCCCGGCGCTCGGCTTCAATACGCCCTATAGCGGCACGGCCGGTATTCAGTTCGGTCAGGACGAATTCCTGAATTTCGGCAACGTACTGAACTACGAGCGCACCCAGCCGTGGACGATGTGGGCGGCGATTCAGCTTTACTTCTCGCCGCCGCTTTCATCGGCGACGTGCATCATGACCAACGTCCCGGTCACCGGCACCGGCTATCCCGGTTATGAGTTCTGGATCGGCGAGGAAGGCACCTTACGGGTGCGCGTAATCAGCAACATCGGCACGCCCAATTATCTCGACGTGCGCGGCTCGACCAACGTCTGTGACGGCAAGAAGCATATGGTGGTCGCGACCTATGACGGCTCCAGCACTCCCGCTGGAATAAAGCTTTATGTCGACGGCGTCGCCGAGACGACGGCCACGATAGCGAACACGCTCACTGCCTCCATCATCGCCAGCGGTCAAAACTACTACGTCGGCAATCAACAGGGGATGGGCGGGCTCTATCTCAACGGCGCGCTCAGTTTCTTCCAACAGGACAAGGTCGTTCGATCGGCGGCGGTCATCGCCGCGGTCAACAACGGCGCGATCCCGGCCGTGGACGCCAACACGGATATGCGTCTGCTCTTGAACGAGGGTTCGGGCGTCGCTGTCACGGACACGTCGTCTCATGCTTTCGCCGGCACGCTGACGTCTGCAACCATGTGGCTTAAGCCATGACCGACTTCTCGGACTTCTGCACGCAGATCAAGGAATGGGCTAACCGCGAGGATTGGTCCGACGTTCTGACGACGTCGTTCGTCCGCATGGCTGAGCAGAAGCTCAATGCCGAGCTCCGAGTCTCGCGGATGATCAAGCCCGCGATCATCACCTCGACGCAGCGCTGCGCCACGGTGCCCGACGATTGGCTCGAGTTCGACCTGGTCGAGATGGCGAACACCAACGTGCCAGGCGGTTGGGCGCCGATTCGTTACAAGCCGCGCGAGGAATTCCTGCAGTTGCCGGATAAGTGGAGCATTCGTTACTACACAATCGAGGGGCGAACGATTTTTTTCGGCGGGACTCCCGACGACGTCGAGGGCGTCCAGTTTCAGGTTTTTTACTTCGCGGAAGTGCCGGTCTTTTCCGACACGGTGGATAGCTGGGTCTACACTAAATACCCGTCAATGTACCTCTCATCTGCGTTGATGCACGCGTACATGCACGCGGTCGGCGAAGAGGCTCAGGCGGCCGGCGCCAAGCAACTCACCGAAGACACGATCGGGAAGCTAAACAACGAATACACACTGTCGAAGGCGAGCGGCTCGAGGCTCACACGCTCACGGGTGAGGAGCTTTGGTTGAACGACCAGTGGAAGACTCCCAACGGCGATCCGATCGCCAACGACTGGGCTCCTGGCCTTCCGCCGAATGGCGAGTGGCAGGACGGCTGTGGCTGCGAACCGCCTGGCGGCATGGCGAGCGTCGAGGGGATTACCATCACCGGCGTGCCAGGGACGATAAGCTCGCTCTACTGGCAGGTTGCGCTTAACGACGGCGCGGAGCCGCCGAATTACGCCGTCAATCACTTAGACGGGCAAGGCGGAGTCGTTTCGACTCCGATGACGATTTCAGGCCTCGATTCGACGGTCGAGTTCAACGAGCCGGTGATGCTGTCGCGCGATCCGGTCGAGGATCTCGAAGCGGCGACCAAGCAATACGTCGACGACAACGCGACCGGTATTCCCGATGCGCCGGCGATCAACTGGTATTACGGCCGCTTCAACGAGGCCTGGGCGGTCATCCCGATTCAGAGTGACGCGCCGAGCGATGGGCAAGCCTACGTCAGGCAGAACAACGCCTGGTCGCTCGCCTTCACCGGCAGCGGTTATCTGCCACTGACCGGCGGTACGATTAGCGGCAACCTGACGGTCAGCGGCATCATGACCGTCAGCGGCCCGAATAGCCTGGCGCTCAACGCCCCCAACGGCAACCAGCGCGCCATCCTCGGCCAGACCTCGGGCCTCACGCGCTGGCAACTGCAGTTGGGCGATCAGACAACCGAAGGGGCGGGCAACAGCGGGTCGAACTTCAGCCTTTCAGCCTATGCGTTGACGGGAACTCCGCTCGGCACTTGGCTGACCATCGCGCGCTCGGACGGCGCGACGGTGTTCAACGGGTCCGGCGTCACCATTCAGGGCGGCTTGGCGGTCAACGGACTGCTTGCCCTCGCCAGCCTGAATAACCTGGCGATCTACGGCGGCTCGGCTGGTCAGGTGCTCACGACCAACGGCTCGGGAATCCTGACGTGGACGACGCCCAGCGGTGGGGGCGGGATCACCGACGCGCCCAATGACGGCACGGCTTACGCGCGCAAGAGCGCCGCGTGGGCGCATCTGACACACACAGACATCACTGATTGGACGGCGACGCTCGCGCCTTATGCGCTGACGACGGCGGTTCCGGTCGCATCGTCTACGACGCCGTTGATGAACGGGACGGCGGCGGTTGGGACAGGAACGACCTACGCTCGCGCTGATCATGTTCATCCGACTGACACGCATGCGATTGGCGACAACCGCATCATCAACGGCGACATGCGGGTCGACCAGCGCAACAACGGTGCGTCGGTCACGCCGACCATCAACCAGACTTACACGCTTGATCGCTGGCTGTACGGGCTGACCCAGCCGAGCAAATTTTCGATTCGGCAAGCCGGCCCCAACGCGGGCACGACGGCTCTCGGGTTTCCGTATTTCCTGCAAATCACTTCGATCACAGCGTTCACGCCAGCGGCGACCGACACGTTTTATATCGCGCAGAAGATCGAAGGCGACATGGTGCCGGACTTCCTTTGGGGGACGGCGAACGCGCAGCCGGTCACGCTGTCGTTCTGGGCTAACACGACCGTCGCCGGAACTTATAGCGGCACAATCGCCAATTCTAATGCGAATGTGACTGATCGTTCCTACCCGTTCACCTTCGCGCTTGCTGGAACGGGCTTGCAGAAGGTCGTCGTCACCATTCCCGGCGACACTGGCGGGACGTGGGTGTTGTCTGGCACCGGTACTGGTTTGAGCCTCCGCTTCGATCTTGGCGGCGGCGCGAATTTTCGCGGCGCAGCCGGATCGTGGCAAGCGGGGAATCTCGTCGGCGCGACCGGAGCGGTGAACATCTGCGCCACCAATGGCGCGATTGTGTCTTTCACCGGCGTCAAGCTCGAAATCGGCTCCGTCGCCACGCCGTTCAATCGGCATACCCAAGGAAAAATCACGGCAGATTGCCTGCGGTATTTCCAGTGGTTGCCGTTCAACATGTCATTTGTCGCCGCGGCGGCGGGCAACGGTATGGCGGCTTCAGTCCCGTTCTTTGGTATGCGAGCCCCGCCGACGGTCAGCGCCATTGGTGCAGATCCGAATCTTACACAGACTCTCACCAATGTTTCCTCTTCCGGTTTTGACAATATTACGGGGGCGGGCGCGCGAGCCTTTATCGCTGCAGCCGGCGCCGGCAACAGCGTGGTCGCCGGTTATCGCGCATCAGCAAGCGCGGAGATTTGAGCATGACCTACAGTCAAGTTTGGGACACGATAAGCAATCGGCCCAACGATCAGATGATCCGGCGCGACGAGGACGGCGCTTTCATCCCGTTCGCCGAAGATAACGTCGATTACGTCGAATACCTCTGGTGGCTCTACGACGGCAACCAGCCGACTCCCTACACCCCTCCGGAGCCTCAGAATGGTTGAAACAACCACAAAGAACTACGGTTGGGTAAAGCCCGAGATTCAGCATTCGCCGACGACTTGGGGCGGGTTTCTCAACAACGATCTCGACGCGATCGACGCGCTCGTATTCGCCAATCAGATGGGCATCACGCCGATCGGCGGGATCATGCCTTACGCCGGCGACACCGCGCCGCCCAACTGGCTCATGTGCGACGGCCTAGTCTATCAGAACGCCAATATTCCGCTTCTGGCGCCGATCCTCAAGAACCGCTTCAATGCCGGCACCTCCGCGGTTGCCGGCACCTCGAGCGCGGTGCCCAATCTCACTCAGAGGTTTCCGCTCGGCATTGGCAGGGATGCGACCAGCATCGGTGCAACTGGCGGCACGTTCTCCTACACCATCTCGGTCGCCAATCTGCCGGCGCACAATCATCCGGCGAGCCAGGCCGCGCACACGCATGGGGCGACGCAGGTTGCGCACAATCATGGTGTGTCGCAGCCGGCGCACACGCATCCGGATCCCGGCCATACTCATTCCGCCTCGGAGGCGGCGCATAGCCACACCGTCAACGCTCAAGTTTTGACGCCGATCAACGGCGTTAATGTCGCGGCCGGTTCGGGTTGGGTGTTTGGCGCGGCGAACTCTGTCGGAACAAGCGCCGCGCAGCCCACGATCACGGTTGGCGCCGCGGTCACCGGTCTTGGCGCGGCGCAGCCCGCGATCACCGTTTTTAACGCACAGCCAGCGATCACCGTCGACACGCAGACGCCGGCGGTCACCGTCGGGAATACCGGCTCTGGCACGGCGCTCAACATCGTTCCGCAATACGTTGGTCTCAGCTTCATCATAAGATACCAGTAAATTGAGCACCAGCTTCAAACCGCTGACTCTTCCGCCTGGCGTCGTTGCCCAGGCGACGAAGAAGATGCAGTCGTCGAACTACAGCGAAGTCAACATGGTTCGCTGGGTGGAGGGCCAGCTTGCGCCGATCGGTGGGCAGTCGAAGTACAACTTCACCTTCGCTTCGAAATGCAAAGCGATTTTGGGCTGGTATGACCTGGCCCAGGTCTATCACATTGCATATTTGTGCGAGTCGAATCTCTACGTCGCCACCGGCGGCGCTTTGCTCGACATCACGCCGGTCGACGGGATCAAGCCGCCTCAACCGCCGACGCAGGGCGGCTATGGCGATGGGCTTTACGGCCAGGGACTCCAATTGTCGGCGACCGCGGCATGGACGACGGCGACGCCCAACATCACGATGGTCGCCAATCCTGGCGGCGTAGCGCCAGGCATGAACGTCTGGAATGTCACTCAGGGGCTGAATGTCGGCGTTGTGTCGAGCTACACCGGCACGGCGCTTGTCCTAACGGCGAATGCGGCGAGCGCCGGCGCGGCGAATGACGTGCTCAATTTCGGCGCTTATGGCGAGCCGCGCGCGATTAGCGCCGCCGCCGCGATCGACCGTCTGCCCGACGCCTATAGCTTGCAGAATTTCGGCGCCGTTCTCCTGGCGATGACCTCGGCCGACGGCCGGCTTTTGCAGTGGAATCCCGCGAGCGCGCCAGGCACCAAGGCGGCGGTGATCACGCCGGCGTCGGGTTCGACGGTGCCGCACGGCCGTTTTTTCGTCGTTACGCCCGAGCGCTTCGTCCAGGTGTTTGGCTCGTATCTCGACGGCACGCCGAGCGACGGCGGCTCGTTTCGGCGCTTCGCCTGGTGCGAGCAGGAAGACTACACGAACTGGAATTATTCCGACGTCACCACGCAAGCGGGCTTTATCGACGTCGAGCCCTCGAGTCCGATCGTTTGTGGCATTGCCACTCGCAGCGGGACTCTCTTCTTCACCGGCAAGAAGGCCTATCGTTCGCGCTATCTCGGCACGCCCTACGTCTATAATTACGACGAGCTCGGCGACAATTGCACGCCCTGGTCGCCTCAGAGCCTGGCGACGACCTCGAGCATGGTGCTCTGGTTTTCGCAGCAAGGCCCCTATTCCTACGACGGGACGTCGATTCTGCCGGTGCAGTGCATGGTGCGCGCCTGGATCGACGACGACATCGATCTTCTCCAGGTGCGCCAGGAGGCGTGCGCGATCCACGTCGCCAACTTCAACGAATTCTGGTGGTGCTATCCGCAAGACGGGCTGACCGGGAATACCCGCATCGCGATCTATAATTACAAGGAAGGCTGGTGGTCCCAGGCGCGATGCGCGCGCTCGGCCGGCGTCACTGCGAGCTACACTTCGCACACGATCATGGCCAACGACCGTGTCTCTTACGAGCACGAGAATGGCTTCACTTATTGGGACGCTGAGCTGCCCTGGATCGAGACGTTCGATCTCAACATCGACGGCGGCAAGCTGGTGACGGTGAAGCAGATGCTGCCCGACATCGAGGGCGCGATCACCAACGTGATGTATTCGCTGTTCTACCGCAATTCGCGTTCGCTCGGCCTGGTCGAGCAGCAAACTGTGCCGCGCACGGTGCGCCAGGACGGCTATGTCGACCTCAGAACCACGGGGCGTGACATTCGGCTGCGCATTGCGCTCGCGATTCCGGCCGGGATCATTATCGACGGCGTTGCTTCCGACGGTTCGGTCAGGCCGGTGACGGTGGGGAACCATTTGATCGACGCCGTTCCGCGGGGAGATCGCTGATGGCAGAGTTTTATCCGCCTTGGGATGATCGTTCGGGAAGGTGGACGCCGGAAATCCGCGCCATGGAGCGTTGTCTGCTTGAGAATGCGGCTAAGCGAAACAAAGAGGATTGGGATCGTAAAAGGGCGATTCCGGCTCTGGTTTGCAAAGCTATTCCTCTTCCGTGGGTAAGGAGGCGCTGATGGCGCATCCTCGCCAGCAACAGACGCCGCAAGCGGCGCGAATCCCGCCAGACGTTCCGGCCGATCCCAAGATCAGCGACGCGCTCGGCGTTTACTTGCGCAATTTCGCGCTCTGGTGCCGCAACGGTTTCGCCGAGCAGATGCGCAACAACGAGGCGCATCCTGGCGTCCTGGTGCGCGCTTACGACACTGCGCCTGGCGCCAATCCGAAAATCTTCATGATCGAGGTGAGCTCGGCCGGCGTGATCCGCGCGCGGGCGATCGGGCTGGGAGGCGGGAATCCCGGCCCATGAACGCGCCGATCTATCATCGCAAGCTCGAACGGGCGCTCGATCGCCAGGGCGGGCTTTTCGCTCTCTCCGATATTCTCGAGCGGATCGCTGATGGGCGCATGCAGTCCTGGGTCGAAGGCAATTCCTGGGCGGTGACGCAGATCTCGCTTTATCCGCGCCGGCGCATGCTCGAGATCGTCGCCGCGGTGGGCGACTTGCACGATTGCCGGATTCTGCATGGCAAGATCCTCGCTTTCGCGCGAGAGATGGGCGTCGACCTGGTCGCCGCCTACGGACGGCGCGGCTGGGCCCGCGACGCCGATCGCAACGGCTGGAAGATCAAGACGGAGTCCTACCTGTACCATAAGGATCTGTGATGGCTTGGCAGGATTGGCTGCAGACTTGGATGCATGGGCCGCCGCTGCAGCCGGTGCAGGGGGATCCTGTTAATCCCGGTTATCGGCAGATGCCTCAAGCGGCGAGCATCGAGGACCGCCGCCCGATGGCTGGGCCGGCGCAGTGGGCGTCGCGGCCGCACGATCAGGATTATCAGTCGACCAACATGGCTGGTTACTATCAAATTCCTCCTAACTGGAGGGATGTAGCTGATTGGCAGAAGGCGCATGGCTGGCTCGACCGTAGCCGCGACAAGACGATCATGACCATGCCAGCGGATCCTGACTACATCCCGACGGATCCGAGCATACTGGCGCGCATCTGGGCGGCGCAGGACGCAAAAGGCGAGGATTGGTAGCCATGGGCGGACAGACCGGCACCCAGCAACAACAGACGCAACAAACGACGCAGCTGCCGCCGTGGATCAACGACGCTGCGCAACAAAATTACGCTTTCGCGCAAAATGTCGCGAACCGGCCTCTGCAGCAATACCAGGGGCAGATGACGCCCGACGTCTCGGATCAACTGCAGCAAAGCTGGAACACCGCGGCGACTGCGAGCAACGCGGGACTCCCTCAGTATAACGCCGCCACCGCCGGCTTTGTCGGCGCGCTCGGCCAAACGCCGATGTCGGTCACCGATCCCGGCAACGCGGCCGCGGTGACCGCCGGCAATGTCGGCGACACTGACCTGTCCAAATACATGGATCCGTACACGCAGTCGGTGATCAACGCCTCGATGCCGATCATGCAACAACAGTTGGGTCAGACGCTGTCGACCAACGCCGGCAACGCGGTGAACCAAGGCGCGTTCGGCGGCTCGAGATTCGGGGTTCAGCAAGGCACAGCGCAAGCCCAGGGCGCGCAGGGCATGGCGCAGATGGCGGCCAATCTCAACGCGCAGAATTTCACCCAGGCTCAGGCCGCGGCGACGGGCGACATCAACCGTCAGCTTCAGGCGGCGACGACCAACCAGG